CTAACTGGCGGATCTCGGCGGGGGTGTAGGTTCTTTGTTCTTCCATTGTCATCACCTCACGGGTCGATCCTCACGACCTTCACTCTCTTGTTTCCCCACTCTTTCGGCAAGTAAAGGGTGCTGCTGCTCTGCCCGGAGTAGTGCCGGGGGGTGCGCTCCAGCACCTCGTAGCCGTCGATCTCGTAGTGGTCCGGGGTGTCGGGGGCCTCGCGCAGCCCGTCCCGGAGATTCTGGAGGTGCCAGATCACAGCCGGGCCACCACCAATGAGCACCACGTTTGCCTGCTCCGCCTCGTGGTGGATATCGCACGCGATCCGGAGCAGAGAGTTATCGTCAGGAGTATCCGCCCGGATCTCCGGCACCCCTCCCGCGAGCCAGTCCTCGACCGACCAGAGCCCGCCGTCGTGCAGAGGCGGCTCGTGCGTCGCCATCCAGTGATCAAAGTCCTCCTTCTCCTGCTCGTGCCCGGGGAACCTGCCGAAACACTTGACATCCTCCCAGATAGTCTGATAGGCTTCCGCGAGCGGTGCAGCGCGGGGCAGCACCTCGTCCTCGACCCACTGGCGGAGCTGCGTCGCGTCCGTGAGGGGGGGCAGGGAGTAAGTATCTTCGAGGCCGTGCCAGCGGGTCTCCGGCGTCGTGTTGTCCTCGGGGTCTTTGGTCTCGGCGCTGATCGTCTTGTGCTCCCAATCGATGATCAGGAGGATCGTCCGGGGCTGCCCGCGAGCAGTTGCTTCGAGGAGGTCCACCGGGGCGACGTAGTTGAGGTTGAGGGTGAGGGGAGTCATTCTCACTCGCCCCGGGAGATTGCTTTCATCAGCCGCGTGTATGCTGCCTTCTCCTGCCTGTGGACGGTTTTGGAGAGGATCTCTCGCTTTGCGGTGATGGCCTCGATTATCTTATCTTTCCGCCCATTGTCAAAACTGACGAGGTATCTGCTTGCGTAGATCGCCCCCTTCCGCCCCTGCCCGCGACCGCTTGCCGCGACATCGAACGATCTGACTTCGACACCCTCGATGCCTTCGCAGATTTCCCGTGTCCAGATTATAGTGGTTTGAATCTCCATCTTACTTCACCTGTTACAATACTACATTGTGCCCACAAGTATATATAACTATCTAAGGATCGATCCTCACGACCTTAAACTTCTTGCCAATATATTCCACCGGGACGGGGAGCATGGCAGAGTTCCCCCGGGCTTTCGCGGTGCGCTCAAAGACCTCGTAGCCGTCGATCTCGTAGTGATCAGGGCAGGGGATCTCCTTCCCTGTCTCCGAGTCACATACCGAGACCGTCTTCTCATATGGGGCCTCCATGAGTTTGATCAACTTATCCGATACCGACCCATCCACAGTGTGTCGGGAGTGGGTAGTGATTACTGTTTTGCGAGTTGTCATCCTGATCACCACAGTTTTACAATCACGCGCGCATCTGCGATAATTACCTCGTTGTGCCGATCCCCTGAGATCACTGAGTCCTCTCCGGCCCCACAATCTTCTCCCGCAATTAGGTACGCGTGCCCGAACCCATAATCCTCCTTGCGGGCGATCACCATTACCTCCTCCATCGTTAGCCACTCATTCGGAGCGTCGATCTGCATCTCGCCCGTCTCATCATCTGTATCGATCCCGCTTCCGAGGTTGAGCGCACAGGTGCCGGGGAGGGGGCGGTTAGTCCTCACTCCATCCACCCAGTCGTGCGACCGGGGCACCTTTGCGCCCACCCCAAACTCTCGCCCATCATACCTGATCCCGACCACATTGATCCAGACTTTTTTCCCGTTGAGTTTTAACATCATCTTACTTCACCTGTTACAATACTACATTGTGCCCACAAGTATAAATAACTTTCCCCCCATAACTCAGGGCAGGAATGGCACGTAGGATCGTAACTTTTTAAGATCATCTCTTCATGGGAAAGTTACGTATCTTCGTGCCCTATGTGCCCTGGCCTTTTGGGGTTAGGAAAGTTATTTATACTTATACGTATAATGTATGTATTGTAACAGGTGAAGTAAGATGGAACTCCAAGAATTTGAAACCCTGATGAACCGGCACGCTGGATGGACCTTCCCCGCAGAATACTACGAGAGCATAATCGAGCCCGTCTATATGGCGACCGGCGACGACAAACTGGCGTTCGTGAAGTTCTGCGCTGAGAAGGACTTAAACGGAATCCAACTCCTGAAGAGCGACCTCCGCACGGTTGAGCACCTCTCCGGGACGGGGATGACGATAACTCAAATCTATGCAGTTGTCCGAATGCTCGAAGAGAAGGAGACTCAGATCCACAACCTCAAGTGCGCGGTGCAGCGCCAACAGGGAACGCTCAACAGCATTCAGACCGCCCTCGCGGGGGCCTGATTTTGATGTCGTGGCGCGTGTTCTCACAAGTGATCGAAGATCGGCGGATATACATTGCCGGTCGCCTTCGTGATCCGACGCAGCCCCTGCACGGCGGCAACGTGGAGTACTCCGGGGGGTATACGGCGGATCGGGATGTGGTCGAAGCACGGGTCGCGGAACTCAACGCGACACTGGAGGTGCAGTAATGGCCCCCCTCACCCTCAACCTCAACTACGTCGCCCCGGCGGCGCTCCTGGAAGCGACCGCTCGCGGACAACCCCGGACGATCCTCCTCGTCATCAACTGGCAGGAGCAGACGATCCGCGCCGAGACCAAAGACCCCGAGGACAACACGACGCCGGAGACTCGCTGGCGCGGCCTGGAGGATGCTTATCCCCTGCCCCCGCTCACGGACGCAACGCAGCTGCACGAGTGGGTCGCCGAGGAGGTGCTGCCCCGCGCCGCCCCGCTCGCCGACGCCTACGAGGCCGTCTGGGAGGATATGGAGCGGTTCGGCAGGTTCCCCGGGTACGAGAGGGAGAAACAGGACTTCGACGCATGGATGGCGACGCACGAGCCCCCGACGCACGAGGGCGGGCTCTGGCCGGTCGCGGAGTGGCTGCCGGACGTCGCCGACGAGGTGTTCCCAGACTCGACCGACGAGCGCCTCCAGCGGATCGCACTGGAGATCGAGCACGAGGCAGAGGTCGACGGGATCGTGTTTGCTGAGGGCGACGGGGCGGTGCTGGATCTGCTCAAGCGGACTCGGGACGAGATGCGGGAGGAGACTCCCGCCACCCCGGACCACTATGAGATCGACGGCTACGAGGTGCTGGAGCGCACCCCCCGGCACTACTCCGGGCAGAGCAGCAGCACCCTCTACCTCCCGAGAGAGTGGGCCAACAAGCGCGTCAAGGTCGTGCGGATCGACCCGTGAGGTGGAGGAATGACAAGCAACACACTACTCACAACACTCACTGGCGACGCCTGCCGCCGCCTGGAGAGGATCATCCGCGACGACCTTGAGCACGCGACCGTCTCATCTGCGATGGTGCTCGTCGAGGAGGGCGGCCGGATCGTCATCAACGAACTCGTGCTCCGGTTTGATGACGGCCGTATGGTGACGCTCATGCCGCTCGATGTGTCGGCCGAGGTCGCCGTTGACCTGCGCCTGGACATCTACGACGACCATCTCCCGGGCGGTCACGGGTGGCGCGAGGCGACGGTCGCGCAGGACTACGCTGAGGAGCTCGCGGACCTCACGCAGGTCTGGTGCCCGGAGCCGGACACGGTGGAAGAGGCGAGGTTGTAGTTTTGTGCGTAGGTGACAACATGGATGAGATGTTTGAGATCATCAAGGCGGGCCCCCAAAACGCTCCTCCAGAGCAGGCTCTATACCGCATCCAGCACACATACTCGGATGGCTCCGAGTCCCGGCTCAACGTAGATTGGGATGGGTTGCTCCGGCTGCATGAGGTGATCCATGACAGGATCGCAATGGAGGGCTGCGTCTGCGAAACCTGCGACACCCAGGGTTGCCACCGTCCGGCGACCTGGGAAATCGAGTGCCGAGGGGTCGGGGTATCCGGCCGCCTCATCTACTCGTGTGACGAGCATTGCCCTGATCCGGCGATCCTATCCCCGCAGGACGAGATCCGCAGACTGGTAGAGGAATGAGGATGGAACAACTTACTGTACGAACAGATCGCCTCTACTCCAACATTGAAGGGGCATTAAGCCTGGCAGGGCAGATGATCGACAGCTACGAAGAGGAGTATGAGGGGGAGAGAGAGGATGCGAGAGAGGTAGTCGGTAAAGGACTCATCGCATTGGCGCTCCTGCGGAACCACGAAACAGGCGTGGTGAAAGAGGATGTGGAAAATAACCATTGTAGATGAGGCGACCGGGGAGACCCTCGACACCGCCAGAATCGATCCAGACAGACAACCCGACCACAGGAAACCCGTTGAAATACAGGTGAAGCGGAACGGGCAGATCGTAGGCAAAGGATGGTAGAGGAGTGAGGGATGAAAGCCAAATTGAAGATCGAAGAGACCCGGGCCGGATATCGGTGCCGGGTCTGCGGGCGGCGGTTCCGCACCGAAGAGGCCGCGTTCGTCCACCAGTCGTATAACTGTTCCCGGGATGGGCGAACGCTGATATGAGGGTTGGTATCAACATCTATCAAAATGTACTGATCTGATAGAATCCCCCTCCGACCTATCACTCCTCCCCCGGGGAATGATAGATCCGACGATCCTTATTTGAGAAATTACGGTCGAGGCTCGATCGTGAGGCGCGACCCCTCACATCCATCCATTTTTGAAAACGGCCCTTCGTCGGTGTAGAGCCAAACCGAATACATTATATATCCATGAGATGAATCTATGATTATGGGGCAGCAGAACAGCGCGAAACCAAAACCAAAGCTCCAGGTCTACGTTAGCCAGGATGTTGCGGTCCGTCTCAGAGATTACGCCTCATTAGTGGGGGTGTCCGCGTCGTTTGTCACAGAAATGGCGCTGCGGGCATACCTCAATATGGAGAAGGTGAAAATATGACGAAAATGAATAACTATGTCGGCCCCTGCGCCACCGCCTGTAAACCGGGGGCGGGAACCGACACCCGGAATGGTACGTTCGATCGTATATTAGTTGCGGCTACGGAGCACGCCCGCCGCGAGGCAGGACTGCCCGGCCGCGTGGACCGCGAGCGATCCTGTGCCTCGTGCACCGATGCGCTCCCGCGACGATCAATGGCCTGGGAAGGACACCTCGGGGTGCCGACGACACGCTACGGCTGCGCGGGGATGCCCTGTGAGGCTCCTGAGCGCGAGAACTGGCGGGGGCGGTGCTGATGGATGCAACAACGATCTCGGTATCAGAAGTCGTGTTCCGTGAGGATCTGTATCCTCGCATTGAGCACGATCCGCGACTCGTGCAGAAGTATTCTGAGGATCTCGACGTCCTCCCACCGATCGAGGTTAATCAGCACTATGAACTGATCGACGGCTGGCACCGCTGGACAGCATACCGGAAGATCGGCGCTGAAACCATACCTGTGATTATCACGCAGACAAAGAGCGATGTCGAGTTCCTCTCGCTCGCAATCGAGCGGAACGCCAAGCACGGGCAGCAACTTACCAACACGGACAAGAGGAAGATGGCGATCCGCCTCTTCAATAGCGGCGCTGGGGTGTCTGATAAGGCATACCTCGCAAAGATCCTATCTGTCTCGCAGAAGACAATCGATCGCTACCTCAAAGAGACGGAAGATCGGATCAAGGTGGACCGCGACGCGAAGATTTTCAGCATGTACCTCTCCGGCCATACACAGCAAGAGATCGCGGATGCGGTCGGTATCTCACAACCGTCTGTGGTTGAGCGGTCAAAGACATTATCAGATTTGGACAAGTGTCTAAAACCGATAAAGATCGCCGCACTCTTCGAGGACGATTTCAAGGCACCTTTATACAACGTCTGGCGGTTCTCGAAGTCCTCAAACAACGTCGCGCACTTCGGAGAGTCTGAACAGACAATCGTCGAAAACCTCCTCTACCTCTACACCAACCCGTTCGATCTTGTGGTCGATCCGTTTGCCGGGGGCGGGTCAACGATAGATGTCTGTAAGAAACGCCTCCGGCGGTTCTGGGTATCTGACAGGAAACCGATACCCGAGCGAGAAGCAGACATCCGAAAACACGACATCGTAACAGATGGCGTTCCTCCACTCAACAACCGATGGTCTGACGTCGCACTGACTTACCTCGATCCGCCGTACTGGAAACAGGCCGAGGGCCAATATTCAAACGATGCTGAAGACCTGGCAAACCAGAGTATCGAGGACTTCACGCACAACCTCTCGAACCTCGTGATCGAGATCGGCAAACGGCAGTCCAAGGGAGTGATCGCGCTCATCATCCAGCCGACACAGTGGAAGTCACTCAATCGGAAGTTTACCGATCATGTCTTCGATGTGATCCGCGCGGTGCAGGACTCCGGGGTCAACCTCGAACTTGTAAACCGTGTATCGTGTCCCTACAACAGCGAGCAGTACAACCCGCAGATGGTGAACGTAGCAAAGGATGAGAAACTCCTCCTCGTGCTCACACGGGAACTGATCGTCTGGAGGTGCGGCGTATGAGCGGAGAGATGCGGTTCCGCGTCCGGCTCGGTCGCTCGCTTGACACCCGATACCGACAGTATCCCGAGTGGTATTTAGAGATCACTGGCGAGGACGGCACCGAGACGACAATATCGCCGCGTTACCTGGAGTTGTGCGATATCTTCGAGCAGATATTCGCGCACGAGTTCCTCAACGATGCGATGCGCGGCCGCACTCCCGACTACACTCGGAAGCGGCTGATGTTCCACCTCCCGGCACTCCTGGATAACGCACAGACGCGCTTCGGGAAATATTGGAAGAACCCAGTCGAGATCCCGCGTGAGTATCACATTGGGAACCGACCCGTGTACCTCGATGAAATTGATTCAGTGGAGGCAGCAGTATGACCGATCTCCCCGCAACCACAAGCGCAGGGGGCATCGTCCCGGCGAACTACGATCAGCAGCAGATCCAACTCGTCCGGGACATGTGCGCCCGGGACTGCACCGACAACGAGTTCCTCCTCCTGATGCAACTCGCCAAGACCTACCAACTCGACCCGTTCGCAAAGCAGATCTGGGCGGTCAAGTATGGCAACAACCCCGCCGCGATCTTCGCTGGCCGTGATGGGTTCCTCGCCATCGCCCACAGGAGCGGGAAATTCGACGGCATGGAGTCCGGCACCCGGCAGGACGAGAGCGGAGACCTCATCGGATGGTGTAAGGTCTACCGGAAGGACATGGCGCACCCCTTCGAGGTCGCGGTCCCGCTCGCCGAATACAGCACCGGGAAAAACCTCTGGCAGTCCAAGCCGAAGACCATGATCATCAAGGTCGCCGAGTCCCACGCGCTCCGGAGGGCCTTCGGTATCAGTGGCCTCTACAGCCCTGAAGAGATCGACACCGGCGACCGTCCGGAGCCGCGCATCGTCACTGAGATCCCCGCCGCGACTCCGACAACCTGCGAGGTCTGCGGGATACCCGTGCCTGCGGAGATCCGGGACAAGACGAAGCCGCACACCCCGAGAACCCTGTGCGTCGAGTGCTTCACGAAGTGGTGGAGCGAGCGCCCGGAGGCGGCGTAGATGTCGGGACCGTGGCGCATCCTGAGCCAGGACATCAACAGTCGGATGATGTACATCGCCGGTCGGCAGAAGGATCTATCTGAGCCCCTGCACGGCGGCAACGTCGAATATCACGGCATGTATTCGGATAACTATGATCGGGTCGAGGCTCTGGTCGCGGAACTCAATGCACGGGGAGATGCGGAATGATCGCCGAAACCCCTTATCTCCTCGAATCTGCATTCATGGCTCGAATCAAGGCAGATGAATACCGCGAGGCTCTCGCCGCGCTACAGAAGGAGTTCGACGGGCGGCCCGATGTCCTGGAACTCAAGCGCCAGATCGAACACTACGAAGATGCCCGCCAACATCAGCAAGCAGGGCAACTACTGCCTCAAGATCCGGACCCGCAAGGCTCGCACCGTCATCCCGAAACTCTTCTTCGCCCGTCACGGTGCGGAGGCATTTATCGAGTGTTGCACCGTCGCCATCGGCAAGGCGGAGGCTCTGCTCGGCAAGGCCGCGCTCGATGACTGCTGCGAGGTCGAGGTCAAAGAGACCGGTGTCAGTGTCGAGTATGAGCGCCCGGAGGTGTCACCATGATCCCCGCGCTCCCCTGCGGCACCTTCGCAGACTCCGCGACCCCTCCGGGTGCGTTCTACATCGCCGCATTTGAGGCCAACGACACTCCGCACCGTGTCGGGGAGTATCGGATCGATGTCGTCATCCAGGCGCTCCAGGCGCTCAAGGCGTGCGGCTACGATGATGTCGAGGTCGGCAGCATCGAGCGCGGCGACCGGGTGCACCTGCTCCTGATCGGGCTCGATGGCGAGGCACGGTTCGGGGATATCTCACCGGGCTGCGTTGCTGTGGCCCCGGTGGGGGTGCAGGAATGACCTTCACCCCGAGCGAGATCATCCTCGGCGCTTCGGTGCCGATGGCGAACGGCAGCACCGTGACGCTCTCCGTCTCCGGCCACATCGAGACCGAGCGGGACTGTGACGATGCAGTCGTGATCTTCTCCCGCAAACTCCTCAAATACACCAACTCCGCGTCCGACGCCGACCGGCTCACGGTGCGGCAGGTGGTCTCCTCGATCACCTCGACGCCGCTCGATAAGGTGCCGGATGTCGGGACGCCCGCCCCGGAGCCCGCGAAGGCTCCTGCACCACAACCGGCCCCGGAACCGGCGAAACCCGCACCACAACCCGCTGCTACTGCACCACTTCCCGCGCCCGCTGCACCGGGGGAGGAGATCTGTGAGAAGTGCGGAGGCCCTGTCCCGAAGTCGCAGGCGAAACTCTCGCAGCTCTTCCAGGGCAAAACGCTTTGTAAACTTTGCATGGGGGGAGCAGAATGATCATCACTGGTACTCCCGAAGAGATCCGGGCGCTAGTCAATCACTCGACGGAGCGGAAGCCCGTCCTCATCCGGGCGCAGGAGAGCGGGGTGTGTGTGTATTACGACCCCGATCAGAGAGATCACTGCACGTATCCCTATGATCGTGCCTGCCCGCACTTGGACGACCCCGAGATCCTCTGTCCGGTCAAGGACGGCTGCTCCGCGATGCGGGCGACCGCCCTCCTCCGAGAGGCCTGCGAGGCTGAGCAGGAGGGCGGCCAGTGTGTGTATTACGACGAGCGGTCCGAGCATGAGGACGATGTCGAGCCGTGCACCTATCCCTACGAGTGGGAGTGCCCGCACCTCGACGACAACGCGATCCTCTGCCCCGTCAAGGATGAATTGTCTGCGGAGAGCGAGCGGATAGAGCAGGACCTTGCTTGGGCTTGGGGGGATGATCTACCGGAGTTTGTCAGCCTCACACAGGACCCCTACGGGGACCGTGACATGGCGGCCGAGGTGGCCGACCAGGTCCCACGGTCTGACTACGTGCTCGCCCCCCGGGATCCTCAGACGTCCGGCGGCGACGCGGAGGAGTCAGAGCCGGAGTTCCCGGCCCCCACCCCGGACGAGGAGCACACCTACACCACGACCCCATCTCGCGGCGGCTGGCTACTGGCTGAGAACGATCTTCTCCGACGAGCGGAGAGCGCGGCCGCGTCCGTACCTCTCTACCGGGAGGAGTATCCTGAGTCGGCCCGCACCGACGGCGCGATCAAGGCGAGATGGTACTATCTGCGCAAGCAGAGCCCCGCCCCGGCAGCCGTCGAGGGAAGCGAGATCGCCCCCGGAGATCAAGTCATCCTGGCAACCGCCCCCGAGCAGGTCGGCACCGTCAGGTACGTCAACGGCAAGAAGACTTATGCGTCGGTCGAGTTCGGAGATGCTGAATCCGGCCCCGCTCATGTCTATGCAATCAAGGATCTCCGGCGGGTGATCGCGTGACCCCTATCATCGACCCCCTTGTGCCCCGGGCACAGGTCAGGGTCCACGCCCCCTCCGCTTTCAGAGGTATGGAGGGAGTGATCCGGAAGCACTACCCCATCACAGGGCAGTGCCTCGTCGAGTTCCCCCTCAGTAAGGGGATCACCTGGATCGACGACTCCTGTCTGGAGGTGACGGGATGATCGAGACGAAACGGTGCTCCCTCTGCGGCAAGGTCAAGCCCGTGGAGGAGTTCCACCGGGCAGCCAACCGCCCCGGAGGGAGACAGGCGCGGTGCGCGGAATGCACGAACACCGTCGAGCGCGAGAACCGGCGGAAGAAGAATCAATCCCCGCGCAAGACCTTTCCCGAACTCAAGGACAAGGCATGGGTTGAGCAGAAATACCTCGTCGAGTGTCTCTCCATCATCGAGATCGCCGCCCTGGTCGGTTGCACCCACGCCACGGCCTCTAAGACGATCTCCCTACACAAGATCCCCCGACGACCGCCGGGTGTGCAGAGAGCACTCAGAGCCGGGCGCGAGGCTCGGGGTAAGGTGAGGGTATGACCTCCTGCATCGGCTGCAAGCATCACTCGATATGGGCCCCCATCAGAATCCTCTCGGTCGATTTCTGCGCCCGTAATGGCGATGTGGTGGGGCTGGAGTGCCCGCTCGGCATGATTGATACCGAGGGCTGCTCGCGCTACGAGCGCATGTTTATGTGGCCTGCGGGGGCGACTCCATGAGCCGGATACTCTGGATCGCTGCCCCCCGTCCCGATGACCTCTGCATCATTGCCGAGACGACCCGAGCCGCTCGCGCTGCGGGGTGGGAACCTATTGTATCCCCCATATCTATGGGTGGGACTGGCGAGAACAGTATAGCCCTCATCGACAGGCTCGACCCTCTCAGCGACGCGATGCTCCTCCTCCCGCACTTTATCTCCAGCCACGCGGCGCTGCAGGAGAGGGACAGGGCATACGTCCGGGGCATCGAGATTATCCTACCTCTGGTGACGCCCGAGAGCATCCCCCCGCCTGACGTGCTGCGTGTCTGCCCGCACTACACTTCCTCGATGGAGAGGATCATCAACAGATATGTAGATATCTGTGGCCACGCCGGAGCACGGTGCCCGCCGGGGAAGTCCTGCCCGATCCGGAGGCGGTGCCGATGAACTGCCGGAGGTGCGGATCTCCGATGAAGTCGGACGGGATAATCCGGACTGATTACCGAGAGAACCACACGCCGACAGACGCCGATCCGTCTGGTGAGTATCGCTACCGCAATTGGTACTGCACCGGATGCAAGGTCTGGGGATGCCGAGAGGTGATTCCACGTTCTTAAACTGCGGGCAGGCGACTCCCGGCGAGGATGCGGTCAGGCTGGCGATCTGGGACGGGACCATCGAGTATGTGTTCACGCTGCCGATCCCGGACGTCTCTGCCCTGCTCCAGGAGCGAGCGGAGTCGATCCCTATCGGGCGGCAGTTCGGGCTCCTCTCCAACGAGAACTATGGCCGGGCGCGGCTATCCAACCCCGACGCCGATGGAGCGCGGAAGGGCGTGACCCTCTGGGCTCCGTGCTTCCCGGGCAGAGTCTTCTCGTGCTCGCGTGTCGGGCTCGCCGGGGTTGCGAGGACTGTCACCGGCGATCCGGGCGACCACTGGCGCGAGGCCGTGATCTCGGAGATGCTGCCGGACCCGGTGCCCGCGTGGGTGGGGGTGCGGGCGTGACGCTGACGCACCTCTCGCTCTTCTCCGGCATCGGCGGGCTGGACCTCGCCGCCGAGTGGGCCGGGTTCCGCACCGTCGGACAGGTGGAGATGGCTGATTACCCTTTTCGGGTGCTGCGGCGGCGCTTCGGGCGTCTGCCGCGATGGAGGGGTATTAAGGATGTCACAGAAGACGCTCTCGGGAGAGCAGGTATTGCACGGCCGACCGTTATCTCCGGCGGATTCCCGTGCCAGCCGTTCAGTGTTGCCGGGAAGCGCCAGGGCTCGGGGGATGACCGCCATCTCTGGCCGGAAATGCTCCGCGTGGTGCGGCTCGCCCGGCCCGCTTGGGTCGTTGGAGAGAATGTTGCTGGGTTCGTCAGCATGGCACTCGACGATGTGTGTGCTGATCTGGAGCGTGAAGGTTACTCCTGCAGGCCGTTCGTATTTCCGGCTGCGGGGGTCGGTGCCCCGCACCAGAGAGATCGGGTCTTCATTGTGGCCCACTCCACACGCCAACTGTCACACGGGGCCGGGAGAGCACGGGGACGGGGGGATGAACCTACAGACTGCGGTTCAAGGGTATCCGACTCCGAGCGCGTCAATGAGGACACTGGGCGATCTGAATCAGGCACGGTTTGCAGGATCGGATCCTCGTCGTCCGGACTATGTGACGGCGAACCGGATGATGCCGACACCGACAGTCACGGATGCGAGGGGGCATACCTACACCTACGATCGAGGGGATCACACGAAACCGCGCCTATCGCTCGCCGGCGTCGCTCAACTGGTCCCGACCCCCTGTGCTCAGGACGGGAAGAACGCCACGCTGCCGCCCTCGCAGCGAGGGCGGGATTCGATACCTGGAGCGCTGATCCGCTCGGGAACCTCTGGCTCGTTGAACCCTCGGTGGGTCGAGTGGCTGCAGGGATTTCCCGACGGGTGGACCGACTTATGGTGCTCGGGAATGCGGTCGTCCCGCAGCAGGCGTATCCGATCTTCGCGGCGATCGCGGCGATCGAGACGGGGGCGATGACATGATCCGCTCCCTCTGGTTCCTCGTCGGATTCCTCCTCGGCATCGTGTCGGCGGGGCTCGGGTTGCTCTGGCTGATGGCGGCGGCGGTGCTCGCATGACGCGGAAATGGAATATCCCGCTCACCTACGCGCCGAAGATCGCCGGGGTGCTCGATGGCACGATCCGGCAGACGATCAGGGTTGGCCGGAAGTTCGGCCCGGGTGATCTGGTGTCATTCCACGGCTGGAGCGGTCGCCCATATCACTCGAAATGGTCGTTTCGGGTGCCGTATGTGGTGTTGAAGGCAGCGATCCCGATCACGATCTACCCTGGAGGCATCGAGGCTCCTGGGGAGGTGCGCCGATGGGATCTGCTCGATGGGATCGCCCGGCTTGACGGCATCGAGCCGCCGACCGGGGAAGCGCTCTGCCGGGTGCTCTCGGGGATGCACAAGATCCCCGCAGACGGTATCGAAGCGCAGATTTTGAGGTGGTAGTGTGGCTCCTCACATCTCCCCGCCCCCCTACTGCCTCGGCTGCCGGTGGCCGACCTACGACGACCGGCACGGCAAGGGAGTGCAATGGTACTGTCGGCAGTGGTCTCCCACCGGGATTCCCTGTGAGAATATCGCCGTGCTCCGCGAGAGGTGCCTGCACGTCGAGAAATACGCGAAGGAGGCGGGCTTATGAGTTCAATCGTTCTAGCAATACCGTCCGGTGCGACATCGTTCCGCGCCGGACTCGCGACATTAGATCAGGGTCAAGTATCCGCATGGTACGGGGCTGCGATCTCCCTCGGTGACAACCTGTATATCCCGCTCAAGACGGACTGGATGCCGCCGAAGGAGCGACGGGCGGCGGATGGCGTCGAGGTGCTCATCGCGGGCCGGTGGCCTGCGGAGGTGCAGGCGGCGTTCGATGCAGGCAAGGCCGCCCGGATCGGGGCGAGCCTGATGGAAGCGCTGTGGAAGGAAATTTTTGGTACAGCGACATATGGTTTATCGGAGAAATGCGATGGTGAACAGAGCGAAGCGCCCGCAGTGGCGCAAGAATCCATACAGTTACCGGACGCGGTTCCGGGCGGGGCAGATGTGGATCAACTGCGGGATACGCAGCATGTCGGTGAAGATGCACTGTCTGATGGAGCAGAGTCGCAGGGCGATCAGGCGGGCGCAGGGGAGACGGGTGAATCGGATTCTCACGTAGATCCTACCCCCTCTCGACTCCGCGCCGTGGACGGCTGGAAGTGGACCCACGTACTCTCTCAAATCCGGACGTGGAGCAAGTTCTACCCCGAACCCATCCCAGACGACAACACCCTCACCGAGGCCGAAGCGAAGGCACTCCTGAAGGTCATGCTCCAGCACCCCGACGTTATCGCGGCGGAGCAGCAGCAGAGGGCTATCGCGGATGCAGGGGTGCAGTATCGCGACGCCCGGACGATGCAGTACGCGATCCCGGTCGGAGTGGCGCTGCCGGACCCGACCCCGCCGATGACAACGCAGGAGTTCGCCTGCACGGACGACGGGAACGGGGATCGGCTCGTGGCGCAGTATAAGGACTCGGTGCGCTACTGCAAGACGTTCGATGCGTGGTTCCTCTGGGACGGTATCCGGTGGGGGCGCGACGAGACCTGCCGGATGCTCGCGCTGGCGAAGCGAGTCGCCCGCACCATCCACATCGAGGCATCGACGGTCAGCGACGACAGGCGGGAGAAAGTAGGCAAATGGGCGCTGGCGTCGGGGATGCTGGCGCGGCTCAAGGCGATGACGACCTGCGCCTGCCCTGCGGTGGCGGTGACGCCGGAGGAGTTCGATGCTCATCCGACGCTGTTAAACTGCCAGAACGGGACGCTGGAACTCGATACCCTGACGTTCCGCGCGGCAAAGAGGGAGGATCTGCTCACGAAGTGCTGCGGCGTGGACTACGATCCGAGTGCGACCTGCCCTGCGTGGCTCGCGCACCTCGATCTGATCTTCGGGGGCGATGTCGAGGTTATCAGCGGGTTCCAGCAAATGGCTGGATACTCACTGCTCGACGGCAACCCGGAGCAGGTGATGTTCATCCTCCTCGGGCGGGGCAAGAACGGCAAGAGCGTGACGCTGCGGGTGCTCTCCGAGGTGCTCGGCGATTATGCGGTCAATATCGCCGCCGAGAGCCTCATGGTCAAAAGGAATGACACGATCCGCTCCGACCTCGCGCGGCTCATGGGGGCGCGGCTCGTCACCTCCGCAGAAGGCGGAGAGGGCGCGGCGCTCGATGAGGGCGCGGTCAAGCAGTTGACCGGGTTTGATGACAAGATCACCGTCGCGAGGAAATACGAAAACGAATTCGAGTTCACGCCGAGCGCGAAGATCTGGTTCGCCACGAACCACGCGCCGAAGATACGCGGGACGGATGACGGTATCTGGCGGCGGATCTGGCTGATCCCCTTCGAGGTGCAGATCGCCGAGGAGCAGCGCGACCCGCAGATCACCGAGAAACTCCTCCAGGAGAAGCAAGGTATCCTTAACTGGATGCTCGACGGGCTCCGGCAGTACCACGCTCAGGGGCACCGGCTCCAGCCTGCGGCGAAGATTGTTGCGGCGACGCGAGCGTATCGGCGGGAGAGCGACGTCTTCGGGCGGTTCCTCGCGGATGAGATGGTGTTCGACCCGCTCGGATCTATTGATCGGTCAGCCCTGTACCGGATCTATACTGAGTGGTGCAAGGAGGAGGGAGAGCTGTCAGTGGCAGCCCGGACGATAGCTAAGTACCTCCGGGAGCGGCAGGTGCAGGACGCCAAGCGCGGAGGTGCGCGGTGCTGGATTGGGATCAGGTTGAAGGACACGATGGAGGCGGAGAGAGATGCGGCAGCAGGTTCGGCACAAGCAGGTCTGTGAGGTGGGGCAGATGGGACAGATAGCAACGGAAAGTATCACGGGGCGAGGACTCCAGAAAAGTTCCTGTAAAAATGTGTCCTATGTGTCCTATGTGCCCCGAGGGGCACTTAGGGCAGATAGTAACAGGAGTTGCGAGACTCATGGGTGTGGGGAAAGTTCCCGCATTTATCTGTCCTATGTGTCCCGAGGACACATGGGGCACATAGTATCAGGAGTTCTCCACGAGAAAAATGTACAAAAAGTTACGTTAGTAAGTGTCCCATGTGTCCCGGCATCTGGAGGGGTCTAAATGACGGCATCCACTCCGGCCACTCGTAAGAGTAAGGGCAGGGTGTTTCAGCAGTCCCTCCGGGAGGATCTCATTAACCACCTGGGCATTAACCCCGACGACATCCTCTCGACTGCGATGGGGCAGGGGGGGTGCGACCTCTACCTCTCCCCGGCGGCCCGGTCTCGCTTCCCCTACGGTGTCGAGGCCAAGCGGCAGGAGCAGGTCGTGCTCTGGTCCTGGTGGAAACAATGCGAGACCAACGCCTCAAAAGTAGGGCTCGTCCCATTGTTGGTGTTCAAGCGGAACAGGGAGGAGCCGCTCGCGGTGCTCCGGTGGAGCGACCTGCTCGCGGTGCTGCGACAGATGGCAGAGCTCAATGCATGGGGGAGGTTGGTGAGTGACGGCATCCTCACCGCAGCGAAGTATCCGGACGAGTTCCAGATCCTCTCCCTATCAAGCCTTGCCGTGCACTACCGCGACCACCTCTGCAGCGGGGACGATCACCGATGGGAGAACCTCGCCGAGGGGCTGACGGGGGGCCGGGCATGACCAGGATCATCCGTGTCGAACTCTGCGACGAGTGCCCTCATACCGCCGGCTCCCGGAGCTGCCGGGCAAGCCAGTGGTGCGATGAGGGCGGCATCCTCCGCTGTCGAAAGTTCACCGACTTCCCCCTCATCCCAGACTGGTGCCCCCTCGAACAGGACGGTCCCGACTGGCGGCCGCCCGCGACCATCGACCTCAACGGCCCGCCGCGTTACGCTCGGAGCACGACCGACGGCACCTCGGCCTCTAACCTCGACTGGAGGCGGTCGCCGTGACCCCCTCTCGGCGCTGTCATATGTGCGGCGGCCCGGTTCCTGACTCACAAGGACAACTGGATGGGTGCCCTACTATGTGCGGAGACTGTCTGGATCGATATTATGTTGGGGGGCGAGGGACAACCCACGGTGACCTCATCGATAAGATCCTATTCTGGATCTGTATGGGTTGGATCGCGCTCTGCGGAGTCGCGCTGCACGTGGCGATCTGGTTCGGGTTCGTGAGGTGCTGTTTATGACCACTCCGCCCGCCCCTACCTCCGATGATGGCCTCGTCACGGTGAAACTGGACCGGGACATCGTGGCCCACCTCGCCGCGCTCAAAGTGGTCCGGGGGAAGCGGTCATACTCGGCCCTGCTCCGAGAGATACTCCCGGCAAAGTAGTAAAATTACTAAAAACGGTCTACCTTTTCTTCTCTCAAGTCGATACTCTTATAAGTAATTTTTAGAGGTGCACCAGTGGATACTAACACCGAACAGATCATCACTCTTCTCATCGCCATCGTCTCCGCGCTCTATGCGTGGTGGCAGAGGCGACAGGCGGCCGCCGCGACCGCCGAGAAGGAGCAGGCTATCGCGTTCTTCGATCCCGCCTCGCCGGAGGCCATCCCGCCGGCATCCGTGCCGATGCGCTCCTACGTCATGGGCGAGAGCGTCAAGCAGTTCATCCTCCAGGGGCATCCCGCCGCGACCCGTGCGGCGATCGAGGAGCAGATCATCAACGCCGAGGAAGCAGGCAAGATCCGCTACACCATCTCCTACCCCGGCGGCTACTATGTGGTCGAGTGGGGGCAGGTCGCCGGCGGAGGCCGCGACTAATCTTTTTTGGACATGGCGAAAGCCCAACTCGGCCGGAACTCCCCGACCGCGCAGCGCAGGATCGAGGCGAAGGAGCGGGCAAAGAAGGCGCTTGAACTCCGCAAGAAGGGGGTGCGCTACGAGGCGATCGCGCAGACGCTCGGGTACAGCAGCCGGGGCGACGCACACAAAGCCGTGATGAAGGAGCTCAACCTCCTCGCGAAGGAGTGCTTGGAGGAGGCAGCACAGGTCCGGGACCTCGAACTCCAGCGGCTCGACGCTCTGTATCTGAAAGCATGGGAAGCCGTCGAGGGGGGTGACCTGCCCGCGATCGACCGCTGCCTCCGGGTGCAGGAGCGCCGGGCGAAGCTCCTCGGCCTCGACGCGGCGCAGAAGGTCGATGTGAATGGCATCGCGGAACTCCACTTCGATAAGGAAGACGAGGACCTATGAGCGGCATCAAGAAGACCCCCAAGCAGCGCCGCGCGATCGCCCTCATGACGGACCCGGAGATCCGCTCCATCCTCCTCTCCGGCGGCTCCCGCTCTGGCAAGACCTTCATCGCATGCTATGCCGTCGTGGTCCGGGCACTCAAGGCCGCGGGCTCCCGACACGCGATCCTCCGGTTCCACTTCCGCGACGTGAAAAACGCGGTCGGGCGGGACACGATGCCGAAGGTCCTGAAGCTCATCGGCACCCCCTACACGCTCGACAAGACAGACTGGTTCTTTACCCTCCCCAACGGCTCCGAGATATGGCTCGGCGGGCTCGACGACGACGAGCGGGTCGAGAAAATCCTCGGCATGGAGTATTCGACGATCTACTACAACGAGTCGTCCCAGATCTCCTACCACGCATACACCACGGCACAGACCCGCCTCGCGCAGAAGACCTGTCTCGTCAACCGGGCATACGTGGACTGCAACCCGCCGACAAAGAGCCACTGGCTGCACAAACTCTTCCTGGAGCATATCGACCCGGAGACCCGCGTCCCGGTCCCGAACCCTGGCCGCTACGCCGTCCTCGACATGAACCCGATCGACAACCGGGAGAACCTGCCGGACGGCTACATCGAGGATACGCTCGCCTCCCTGCCCGAACGCAAGCGCCGCCGGTTCCTTGACGGCGAGTGGCTCGACGACCCCGAAGGAGCGCTCTGGAAGCGGAGCATGATCGACGACCACCGGCACGTCGGGAAACTCCCGGATCTCAAGCGCATCGTGATCGGGGTAGACCCTGCCGTCACCGGGAACGCATCGAGTGACGAGACCGGGATCGTCGCCGTCGGCAGGGACGCTCTCGGGCACCTCTACGTGCTCGGTGACTACTCCGTCAGAGGCTCCCCGCTCGACTGGGCCAAGCGCGTCGCATGGGCGGCAGACAGGCACAAGGCTGACCGGGTGATCGGCGAGGTGAACAACGGCGGCGATCTTGTCGAGGTCAACCTCCGCACCGTCGCCAAGTCCCTTCCGTTCAAGAAGGTCACCGCATCCCGGGGCAAGTACATCCGGGCCGAGCCCATCGCCGCGCTCTATGAGAAGGGTGAGGTGCACCACGTCGGCGCGTTCCCCGACCTCGAAGATCAGATGTGTGAGTGGGTCCCTGACGACGACTCCCCCGATCGTATGGACGCCCTCGTATGGGCGATTACCGAACTCACCGGCGAGACCCCGTCGCTCTCGTTTGGCACCGTCAGCAGGAGATAACCGTGACCACTATCCGCGAAACCCTCATCACCAACCTCGCCCGGCTCCTCGGAGTCGCGGCACCTGTCCGCATCGTCGCAATCCCGCAGGAGGTCCGCGTGCCGCAGCCTGCACCGCCGGTCGACTACGTCGCCACCCTCACCGACGAGCCAGGGCGCGTCTACGTCTGGATCGTCCGGGAGGGCGCGACTGATGACAAGATAACCAAGATTGTCGAGAGCCTCGCCGATGCCCCGCCGATGAAAGCCTTGCACATCGTGACCCGTGACATCGCCGAGATCCGCCGCCTCGCACCGGCAGATATCAAGGCGCACCTGCTCCCGGTCGTCAAGGCAGCCGAGGAGGCCGGATGGCAGTAGTCGCACCCGGGCTCAAGGGCAACGGCATCCGCACCTTTAACGGCATCCCCAAGCAGCCTGCCGGAAAGGATCTCCAGAACATCTGGTACTCTCCCGGCAGAGGCGTCCCGCGCTACGAAGACCTGCTCGCGATCCGGGCGCTCTCCCTCACCCATACCGTCAGTGTCCCGCTCGACACCGTGAAGGGTCAGATCACGACAACTGAGTGGACCGTCGCCCCGACTATCGACAACCCGACGAGCAAGCACGCAGCCGCCTGCGATGAGATCATCGACTTTCTGGACGGCGGGTTCGGGAGTAATCCGGGCACGTTCGATAGCCTGTGCAAGGCGTGGCTCTCCGATATCCTCGCCATCGACGCCGGAGTGCTCGAACTCGTCCCGGGCGAAGATGGCTGGCTGCAAGAGATTTACGCCCGCGACGGGGCTACGTTCACCAAATCCCCTGACGAGTTCGGCCGCCTCCCGCTCCCCGGCGACGACTCCCCCGCCTACTATCAGGTCGGGGCACAGGCCGGGATCGCGGAGGGCGGGCTCGCCAACCTCCGCGGTCTCCCTGGGCGAGATCAGATCGCCTCGCTCGGGCTGCAGGGAGGAGTGGGATACCGGGCCATCACCCCGATCCCCTTCTCCCGCGACCAGATTATCTGGACCGAGGAGAACCCGCAGACGTGGCGCACGTATGGGTATAGCCGCATCCAGAAGGTCGCCCGGCTCGTCGAGATCCTCATCAACCAGGATGCGAGCAACCTCCACTACTTCCCCGCCAACGAGGTGCCGGAAGGAGCCTTAAACCTCGTCGAAGCATCCGGCGACGAGATCGAACGCTTCCGCGAATACTGGAGCAGCGAGATCGCCGGGCAGCCGCACAAGATGCCGATCCTCGGGGCGAAGAACATCCAGTGGATACCCTTCCGCGCCTCTCCCCGCGAGTTAGAGTTCCTCGCCTCACAGGAGTGGTATAACGGCCTCGTGTGGATGACGTTCGGCCTCAGTCCCTCCGAGGTCGGCTACGTGCAGGATGTGAACCGGAGCACAGCGCAGGAGCAGGCCGAAGCGGTCTGGCGCAAGACGACGTTACCTCTCCTCGAACTCCTCCGGAACGCCATCAACCGCTCGATCCTCCCCTTCATGGAGGCGTATTGGGATGTCAGCGGCGAGGTCGCGTTCACCTGGGACCCCCACAACCCCGTTATCGAGCGGCAGCGGCGGGCGGAGCAGGAGAGCGATCTCCGGCTCGGGCTCGCGACACCGAACCGCATTTTGGTCGAGCGTGGCGATGACCCGGTCCCGTGGGGCGACATGCCTCTCGCGCTGATGGACTCCCTCGCCCGGATGCACCCGGAGTGGTTCGCCGGGGAGTTACTCGGCATGGAGAACGCCCCCGAGCCCCTCTACGGCGGCGGGGCGTTCCTCTCCTCCACGAACCCAGTCGCAAAAGCCCTTGCCGCGATGAAGGCCGCCCCCGATGACGAGGAGCCGCCCGAGTGGCGGAGCCGGATCGCAGCACTCGACCGCCGGGTCTCCGGAGTATTCTCTGATTCTCTGCAGGCGCTCAAGCCCGCGATCGAGGCCGCGTTCCCCGCAGATCGCAGCGACGACAGCACCCGGGCGGCCGTGGACCTCGACGCAGTCCTCGACCAGATCACGATCGCCGACGACCTGATCGCCATCACTGCCGAGCCCCGGGCCGATGCCCTCCAACATGGCATCGACCTCGAAAGCCGGAGGCTGGAGCAGGAACTCGAAGGCAGGATCGGCAAGAGCCTCTACCGCGTCACCATCACCAAAGCCTTCGACGTCACGCAGACCTTCGCATTCCGCCTCTTGCAGCAACGGGCGGCCCGGAACATGCGCGGCGTCGAGGATAGTGTCAAAGATGCAGTGCGGGGCGCTCTGACGCGAGTAGTCGCCGATGGCGGCAACATCACCGACGCATGGCGGGCGCTGCAGGAGACGATCTCCGGCATGACCTCAGACCACGCCCGCCTCGTCGCAAGGACGGAGATCATGGGGGCGCAGCGCTACGGCAAGCAGGCACTCGCGGAGGAGACCGAGCACCTGCTCAAGGGCAAGACGTGGAAGAGCCGCAAGATCCCCGGGCGCTCCCGGGCATGGCACTCAGTCATGGACGGCGTGACCGTGCCGGTGCGGGACTCGTTCACTGTGCCGGGCGGAGTCGCCAGAGGGCAGCCGAAGGACTATCCCAAAACGATCTATGTCGTCGGCGAGGATCAGCCCTACAATTGCATGTGCGACCAGAGGCTCGCGCTCGCCGACGATCTCCCCGACACAGCCCAAGAACTCCGGAGCGTCAAGGGATTGACTATCGAACCGACTACCAAGCAGGCCGCCGTCCTCCTTGAGCACGGGCAGCCGCATGAATCGCTAAACGAACTACTGACCCGTATGGAGAAGACCATGAGCAAGAACCAGACCTCAGAACACCTCGGAATCTCGAAAGCGACTCTTTACGAGTGGCGCAAGCAGGAGCAGATCGAATGACAACCGCAGGAGTAATTATCTCCGGACAGACGTACGGCGAGGTGCTCGCCGTCAACCAGATCGCTTATCTCAAGAGCGACGGCAAGTGGTGGAAAGCACAGGCAAACGCCGAGGCGACGAGCACCGGCGAGATCGGCCTCGCCCTTGATGCGGGCAGCACCGGGCGCATCCTGAAACTTGGTTATCAGGTCAACGCCGCGTGGGCATGGACTCCGGGCTCGCCAGTCTACCTCTCGGCAGCGACCGCCGGAGCCCTCACCCAGACCCGCCCGAGCGGCGCAGGCACTGTCGTCCGCGTTATCGCCTACCCGGCGAGCGCCACAGTACTCTACATCGACCCCGGCACCCCGCTCTCCCTCGCCACGGTCGAAGGGCTGACGGCGACGAAAGGGGATCTGATTGCCGGGCAGGCGGGCGCGTGGGCGAACCTCCCGATCAGCACCGATCCGTGGGCGCAGATCCACCCGAACGCCAGCAAAACGGCGGGCCTTGAGTGGATGCCGCCCGTCCCGGCTC